TCTTTTATCTGGTGGAGTCATACGTGTGAATGAGATTTGCTCAATAACTACCTGACGACTTTCGCCAGTAGTAAGGTCTTGCCAGGTAACAACGTCGCCATTCTCTTCAACTCCTTCTAGTAGTTGTAGTCGTGCTAGTGCCTTACCTTCATAACCAGATACAACATTGTATCTATCTGTTTCAATATCAAAGCAGTAAACAGGAAACTTCATAACTCTCTGACGAGGTGTAGCAATAGTAGCCTTTGCTTGATAGCCTTTAAAGATAGGACCTTGGCTAGTAGTTGTAGCATCACGGTTAAGAACAAACTTGTAGGCTACATACTCCTGTGCTGTATCAGGATTGTTAGTACCAACCTCAACTGCAGTTACTCCTGCTTCGTAGGTAATATGGTCATACTCAACACCATCTTTATCTACAGTCTCAAGGATTAATGAACCAAAAGTAAAGTCACCACGAGCAAGTAAACGCTTAAAGTTCTTAGGCTCTAGGGTTCCGTATCTAATATATCCTGTAGTTATATAACCAGTAGGCAGTAATGTAGATTCTGCTTCTATATATGAATAGCCAGGCTTGCCAACAAATCCAGTAGTTACTGCAGTAGATGCAATAGTTCCAGATGTAGCAGTAGTATAGGAAATTGTATTTGTAGTTACTGAGGTAATAGTAAAGTCACCATCTAGTGCTGCATCTACACCAATAACATATATCTTATCTCCAGCCACATAGCCGTGAGATGCAGATGTAATAGTAGCGGTAGTGCCAGTGCGTTCTTTATTGGTTACAGACTTTTGGTCTACTGCTTCAGTACAGAATGCAAGCCTATCTGTTTCTCCTAAGAATGCACAAGATGTAGTATCTACACCAGATACACCTGAATAATATAAATCATTTGCATAAGCAAAGCGTAGAGTTTCTACCTCATTGCCAAGGTCAATGCGGATAACTCCTGGCTCACCATCTACGCTAGTTGCACACCAGACGAATCTGTCTCGTGCAGCAAAGTCATAGCAAGGCTGAGTGGTTTCCACAATTAGTGGACCATAGTTTATGGAGCCGTCTTGGTCTGAGACAACTGCTGCACGGATTCCCTTGTTTGTCCCTATCATCATATAGCCTAGATAGTAATAAATTTTATGTATTCTTTCACCAACAGGCATTTCTGCTGCAGTGATAGCAGTAGTAAGGGTTGGCATAACGCCAGATGTATTAAGGGTAAACTTAAATATAAATGATTGGATACCACTATAGCCAGCAATATAGATAGCAGGACCTGATGCTGTAATGGAAGTAAAGATAATATCTGAATCAGAGTGTGTATATACAGCAGTAGGTAATGATGATGCTGATGTAGAGAACTCGTATATCTTATTATTAGCAGCCATAACAATACGGTCTTTAACGTATTCCATAGTTGCATTAGTCACTGTAATACCAGCAGCAGTAAACAATACTGTCTTAGATGTAGACGCATTACCAGTTAAAGGTTTTTTATTTACTTCTAGTTTTCCAGATGCACCAGTATCATTAGTTACCCAATAGGCATCAGTACCATCATCGCAGATTGCGTATACTTTATCATCTGAGCCAGCATTAAAATCAATAAAGTGAGTTTCTACGCCAGCAGTATCAATCTTATCTACATCATATCCATCGTGTAGTAGCACACCATTATTACTATCCCATTTAATAGAGCGTAGTTGTTGGAATGCACGACCATTAGATTCAATTGGATATGTAGTTACGTGTCCAGTAGCAACATCTTTAAGTAGAGTTACCTCACCCTTAGTCCAGACATTAACACCTTTGCTATCTGTAAATCTATGGGCAACTGTCTCACCAGCAGATGGGTCATAGAATTTAATACCCTCTCCACCGTGGAAAGATGACTGACTTCTAATCCACCAGCCAGTAAGTGATTGCTCACCTGGCTCTGCTCCATTATCAAACTGGTCCTTACGATAAGGTGCAGTCTGTCTAATGTATGGACGTGAATCATTTATAGCATAGAAGAATGGTTGTCCACCAACTGCTACATCATATGAATCAGATGTATTCTGCCAGTATGTACTTGTAGATACGATACCAACATCAACAGCAATGGCACGTTCTGCTCTACCTTCGGTTATATCACGACCAGCCACAGTGCTCCTTAAATAGTTGTTACTTTAAATATTTTAAACTAATCCGCCGTGTCCATTGGATGCTCCTGCTAAGGAGTAAGTGTTTGATAATAAATCACCAAAGTCTGTAGCATTTCCAGTACTGGCTATAGTGACATAATCCATTACATTTCGTAATGCAGTACCACCACCAAAAGAAAGACCACCACCCGCTACCGCTCTAGTATTAGTTGATACTCCATAACCTTCGTATCGAGCAACGGTCAAGTCACCAAAATCAGTAGTATTGCCAGTAGTAGCAATGGTAACGTAATCAATTATATTTACTTCTGTTGCGCCACCAGTATCGGTATATCCACCCATAGAAAGTGCCCGTGTGTCAGAAGAAGCAGAAGAAGGGGTTACTCTATTGCCACTTGAATAAGTTCCAAAAGATGTGGCGTTACCTAATGTAGCATAAGTAAAATAAGTAATAGTATCTGAATAATTACCACCACCATTATAAGCACCACCAAACTGTATTGCTCTTGTGGGTGAACCACAACCAGTTTTTGTAAACTCTGCTCTAACTAAATCTCCAAAATCAATTGCGTTACCAGCGCTAGCAATAGTTACGTATTGAATAGTATTTACATCAGCAGTATCATAGCCACCAAAAAATACACCTCTAGTTGCGTTTGAAGAACCACCTAATTGTGCATTTGTTGTAAGTAAATCACCAAAGTCAACAGCATTACCTGTTGTTGCCGTCGTTACGTATTCAATTACATTTTGGTTAGTACCACTACTATTTTTACCACCACCAAAAACGCTACGAGTTGTGCTACCAAATCCTGCAAGAGTATGTCTGCTTGCTGATAGGTCGCCAAAATCGGTTGAGTTTCCTGTAGTTGCTATATCAATGTATTGAATTACATTTATGTTGTTACCAGCACCAGTACTAGTAGCAATACCTCCAGCAAATAATCCCCTTGTTCCAGCAGGAGCAAAAGCATCATTACCTACTAATAAACTCCTACTTTTAGTACCTGTCTTAAGACTTAATACTGGCATTAGGCTAGACCTCCGTGTCCATTTGAACAACCTGATAAATACATTCTTGCAACAGTTAAATCACCGAAATCTGTTGCGTTGCCTGTAGTTGCTATTGTTATATAATCAATATCATTTGAAGTAGTACCACCGCTAGGACCTTTATCTCCGCCACCAAATATACCTCTGGTAGAATTTGAGGAAGGACCTGAATCATATTTGTTAACAACTAAGTCACCAAAGTCAGTGCCATTGCCAAGAGTGCTAATAGTTACATACTCAATAATATTTGAATAACCAGAGCCATCAGCATATCCACCAGCAAATACACCTCTAGTAGAAGATGAAACACCCTCTAATCCATATCTTGCTAATGTTAAATCACCAAAATCAGTAGCATTACCCACAGTCGCAATAGTTACGTAATCTATAACATTGCTGTTTGTATAACCACCAACAAACAAACCTCTAGTTTGTGAAGAGCAAGCGCCAGGGGTTGATTTACTAATTGTTCTATCACCAAAATCAATTGCATTTCCTGTAGTAGCAATAGTTACGTAGTCTATAATATTAAGTCCACCGCTACCTGCATCGCCACCAGCAAACAAACCACGAGTACGAGATGAGCAACTAGCACCACCACTTCTTGCAAGAGTTAAGTCACCAAAGTCGGTAGCATTACCTGTTGAATCTATAGTTACATATTCAATTACATTTGAATATGCACCAGTATCGCCAAGTTGTATTAACCCTCTAGTATTAGAGGAACAAGCAGCACCACCAGCCATTGTTGTAGTTAAATCACCAAAGTCTGTGGCATTGCCTGTAGTAGTAATGGTAATGTAGTCAATTGTATTAGTACGACTACCAGTACTTCCGCCAGCAAAAATACCTCTATCGCCAAGTGGATAATAACTTTCATTGCCCACCAATAGACTGCGCTTCATAGCGCCTGTTTTTAAACTGCTGATTCCCATTAGTTATCCTAACTTGGACCAAATAGTTGAAACCACTGTTTCTAGCGGTATAACCTCTTCTGTGATTGGGTTTTTAAATTCAAAGTTTTTTTCTTGGCAATAAGCCAATAGTGCTGCTTCATTAGCAAAACCAGTTTGAGGTGCAGCATCAGTTGCTACTCCTACCAAGTCTAAGTCTTGAGGTGAAGCACTGCCATTTGCTACAGCAAGATAACCACCATCTGTTACATAGTCAGGTATAGTGCCATCGGCATTTAATGTATATTTTATTAGTTTCATTTATTATTCTCCAGTAGTAGTGACTCGTTAAATGTTTGCATATTTCTTTGAGCAGCATATTGTTCTGGTGCTTGCTCAAATCTATCTGCTACTAGGTTTAGCCACTTAACGATTGCTTCGTGGGATGGGGCTATACCTTCGTTTAGAGCGTTTTGTTCTGCCTCTAAAAATGAGGTTACCTCTGCTTGTGCTAAGGCACCATTGATACCTAGTTGGAATAAATAGATATGGTTACCTTCATCAATCAATCCACCTCGTGCTCTAGCAGCAGTAAGGGCTTGATTGAAGGCAGTCATAATGTGATACCTTGCTTGGTCTTTCTCATAATCTAATTCAGTTAGATGGTCTTTACCTAGTGAGGTAAGGATAGCCTGATACTGGTCTAGAGCATTAGCAAGTTTTCTAACTGCACCCCTACCAGATGCTTCTATATTAGCAATCTGCATCTTTAGTTCATCAATGTCAATTACTAACTCATCTGTGTCAGTTCCCTCAGATGCCATTAGGTCTAACTCTTTACGCTTTAACTCAACTTGCTTACGGCGCAAGGTAATAGAGGCTTCCTCTAATGCTTGACGAGTACGTTGAATTACCGCTAGTAGATGCTTGGCTGAATTAATAGGTGTTAAGTCAACTACATCTAGAGTAGCCATCTTAAATTGAGATGATGACTTATTAAAGTTTTCTGTATCTATCTTAGCCAAAGGTAGAACTGAATCTATCTTTGCTAACATAGGTGAGTATTGTTCTGGTAGTGCCTTTTCTAGTTCATTCATTTATATCCCCCTTATTGTTTATAGTCCGCCGTTGCTATTAGAACATCCACTAAGTGCACCTAATGCTTGAGTCAGGTCACCAAAATCGGTGGCATCGCCTGTAGTAGCAATTGTTATATATCTCATATCAATAAAACTTCCACCAGCAGTTCCATTAAGCCCGCCAGCAAATACTATGCGAGTTGAATTAGAACAAGCAGAAACGTGATAGGCTGAAGCGTTTAAGCCATAGCCACCAAATGTAGTTGCGTTACCAGTAGTTGCAATGGTGACATATTCCATATTTTGCTGAAATCCACTAGCGGCTTGTCCTGAACCATATACGGCTCTAGTGTTATTTGAAGCACCGTGTGTATAGTATCTGGCAGTAACAGCATCACCAAAATCTGTTGCGTTTCCTGTTGTAGCAATAGTCACATAATCTAAAGTATTATTTGCACTACCACCAAAACCTGACATAGTTAAACCTCTAGTTGTTGAAGATGCTCCCGCTGCATAACCCCTGGCAACAGTCAAATCACCAAAATCACTAGCGTTTCCCGTGCTTGCCATAGTAATGTAATCAATAGTATTTACATAACTACTACCTTGGTAACCACCAGAAAATACACCCCTAGTAGAATCATTAAAAGAGGAAGTTACAGCCTGTCTAGCAAGAGATAAGTCTCCAAAATCTGTTGCGTTTCCTGTGGTCGTAAAAGTTACATAGTCTATTACGTTTGAATCAACGTAACTTGGCATAGTGTATCCACCTGCAAATATGCCTCTAGTACTGGAAGCACAAGCGCCAGTATCTCCCCTAGTAACTGATAAATCACCAAAGAAAATTGAATTACCAGTAGTAGCAATAGATACATATTCTATATCATTTAACATAGTACCACTATTTGTGGTACCATTAGCAAATAAACCTCTATCTCCAATAGGTATGTAAGCAGCATTACCTACAAGGAGGCTGATGCCGTCATACCCTGTTTTAACGCTGCTTACTGTCATTAAGAAATCTCGCTTCCGAAGGCTTGAAATGCTAGGTTGGCTGTTGATGCGTATACTGTAATTACATCTGTAGCAGCAAGAGTTAAACCAACTGTAATGATGGTTGAGTCAGATGCTCCTACTGTAATATCGTATCCTATATACATAGCGTTAGTCTGCGATGCGCCAGCAGGACGAACTGAGATACGGAATGTTGCTGCTGTTGATGTTAAGTTAGCAACTGAGATACTAGATACTACAGCCTGTGTAGCAGAAGGTACTGTGTATAGAGTTGACGCAGTTGTTGCCGATGGGTTTGATTGCCCAAGGACTTTGTAGTTTGTTGGCATTGCTTTTCTCCTTAGTTACATTCCACCGAGCATTAGCGCTGTTGGAGTAGGGTCAGTTGTAATAGTTCCCCAGGTTGCTGAAGAACCGTTTGTCGTTAAGTACTTTCCATTGTTACCTGATTGGGAAGGTAGAGCATCTACTGATGCCCAAGATGCTGCACTTCCATTAGTTGTTAGGTATTTGCCAGAGTGAGTACTCTGTGATGGGACTACATAGATAGATGCGGTATCAAGGGCTACTGATACAGCACCACTTGTTCCTCCACCTGTTAATCCTGTTGAGGCGGTTACGCCTGAAATATCTGCAGATGCATTATCCGCATTGGTTCTTGCTCTTGACATTATGCTCCCATCATCATAAAGACATCAGACATAGTAGCACCGCTTACTGCTGGGGCGCTCCATTTGATGCCACTTGTTTGCGTAGAATCTGCAGTGAGAACATATGTATCAGTTCCAACTGCTAATCTTCCTATTGTATCACTTGCAGTTCCTACGAGTAAGTCACCCTTTGCATCTATAGTAGATACTGTTAATGCATTGGCAACACTAAATGGTGTCCAAGATAGAACCTCTACAATATCTCCTGCAGTAAGGGCTGAGATACCAGTAATGCTTGAACCATTAGATGCTGTGTAATCATCGCCTCTTGCTAGTAACACACCGTTTAGGTATACCTGCTCATAACCTGCAGTATAAGAAAGAGTTACTGAGTTATTATCTGCACCATTAAGTGTGGTCTCACCACCTGCTGCAGTCTTACTCCAACGACTAGATGATACTGCTGATGTAATTCCACCCCAAGCAGAACCTGACCATACTTGCATAGCATTAGATACTGTGTTCCAATATAGAGCACCAGCAACTAAAGCATTACCATCATTATCTAGAGATGGGGCAGTTGCTTTAGCACCTAGGTATCTATCATCAAATGAATCATATGAGGCTGCAGCAGCAGTAGCACTTGCAGCAGCAGCAGCAGCATCGGCTGCAACAGATGGTGCAAAGGAATCTACATAAGCCTTTGTAGCAGCGTGTAAATTTTGAGTAGGAGCACCTGAAAGAGTTAAGGCTCCAGTCATTGTAGAGCCAGCCTTTAGCACTACTGTATCTGAGAAGTTGGCTGTGTCATTAAGAGCAGCAGCAATTTCATTAAGAGTATCTAATGTGCTAGGAGCGCCATCAATAAGGTTAGCAATAGATGTATCTACGTAAGCCTTAGTTGATGCATCTGTATTAGATGTAGGTGTGGCAAGGTTGGTAATCTTTTGGCTGTTTAAAGATACTGAGCCAGTAGGTGCAGCCATCTGGTCAAGACGGTTAGTGCGAACCTGTGTATCAAAGTCAGAGATAGTTGATGCTGTCTGGCTACCAGTATGGTTAGCACGAGCAAATGGGTCAGCAGTTAATTTGGCTGCAGTAATAGTACCATCAGCAATATCTGCAGCAACGATAGTTCCGTTGACTATATCAGATGATGTAATAGTTCCTGTAAGGTTTAACTTGCTGTATGAGATAGCAGCAGATGCGCTAATGTCAGCATTTGTAATAGTTCCATCTGCAATCATTGTGCTAGTTACTGTGCCAGTATCGGCTGCAGTAATTGCGGTTCCTGAAATCTTAGTAGCATCAATAGCAGCGGATGCATTAATGTCTGCGTTAACAATTGTGCCATTGGCAATCATTGTTGAGGTAACAGTTCCAGTATCAGTTGTATATACACCGTTAGTTACTGAGCCTGCTGAACCTGATACGTTACCAGTTACGTTACCTGTCAGGTTACCTGTAAAGGTACCTGCAATAGCACCAGTACCAGTAATGGTTGGGCTAGTTAAAGTCTTGTTAGTTAATGTTTGAGTTCCAGTAAGAGTTACTGCTCCAGTAATTGTATTACTTGCAGTATCAATTGTCTTATTGGTAAGAGTCTGTGTATCAGTTGTTCCCACTACGGAACCCGCTAGACCGTGTACTCCAGAGGCTGCTTCAATGTGTAGGTTGGCTTCACGGTAATCTCTACCAATTGCCATATGTCGTACTTGAGCACCAGCAGAGTGGGCTACTCCAGATGAACCATCTCTACCACGAACAATAGTAAGTGTGTTGGTTGAGACAGCCGATACATCTACAATTTCTTCAAGGGCTGTATCAGGGTCAATCACCACCGTAAAAATTTCACCAGCGGAGATTGTAACTCCACCTAGTAAGGATGTTCCCGATACCACAGTTGCTGTAGTAGCAGAGTTAGTTAACGCTCCAGATAATGTGGTCTGTTGTGAGCGTGATGAGTATTTGCGTGTTGTCATTTATTTACCTATCGGCTGTAGTGGACTCGAATTGGATACAGAGTTTGTTGTCTCTGAGTTTCCTCGTTGAGGCGTTGGGTATATAGGGCGTATAGTTGTTTTGTTGCAGTTTGTGAAGCACCATAAGGACGTTTGCTATCTGTCTCATCTGCCTGTGGGCTAACCTGTGCAGCACGTGCTGGGTCAAGGTAAGTAAGCAAACGATAAGAAGCGCCAAGAACAATTACATCTTTGCAGGATTCTGGCAAACCAGTTTGTGTTGAGAAGTCTTGAGCATTGGTTGTAAAAGGAACTGGGTCTGTAGAATATACAACTTTAACAGTTCTACCTGGAGTAATATAATCTCCAATGGTTACTGTCTGAGCAGCATTACCAAATACGGTAGATGCTTTAGAATCCCAAGACCAGCGACGAACAGGAAGCCACTCTTGAGATGGACCAACTGATTGCCACATAATTGTAAGAATGTTCTGGATATTTAAATCATCAAAGTCATAGGTTGTTTGAGCGGCATTGAATGTAAAGGTAGTTACTTTAGCAGCATAGATAGTAGAGCCAGCAGCATTAATAGTATCGTTAATAGCCTTCTTAATTACATAACGTGGAAATGTAGGTGAGATAGTAACCTTAGTATCTGCTGTGTGTGTAGCAGCAGTAGTACCTAGATAACCACGACCATATGGAGATACAGTTGCTGTGTTAGCAACACGGTCAAATGAATCTACCCATAACAACTCTTCATCAATCTCAACTACACCTTTACCAAGGTTTTCAGTAGAGCCTAAAGATAATACAGTAGGAGATGTAGATGGTGATGTTAGAGTAGTTACTGCACTAGTTAAGTGAGTTGCTCTATCTTGTTGGTAAGTATAACCTGCAAGGTTAATCTGAACCTCATTGATTAAGTCTGTTAATGTAGTTGTCAAGAGGCTATGCTCCTTAATGCGTCAATTGCTGATTTGCCAGTAGTTCCAGCAAGTTCATTACAGATACCATTTAAATCTTTATAAGCAGAAGGTGCTCTACCAGCACTTGCCTTTTTATTTAAGGCTCCAATTATTCCAAGCCCTGATGTACTAGCCCATTTATTAGCAGCACCTTGTTCATCAAGAAATACTGTTATTGCTGGGTAAGTTCCACCATTGGCTAGGCGATTTAATTCAGCACATAGAGTGCTACCTGCGGTACCTGTTGGCATTGTTTATCCTATCTAGGTGTAATGATTTTCTTATCAGGGGTGATAAGTTTTGACTTAGGCTCTTCCTTAGGTTTACCAAAGAATGCGTTGTAATAATGTTCATCAAATGAGAACCGCTTCATATGTGGGGCTAATGCACCAGTATGAGCATATAGTGGAATCTCTGCTTTATCGCATAGGGCAAAGAAGAATATATCTTCACCTATAAACTTAGTTCCTCTACCCATTTCCATAAAAATTTGTCCGTCTTGGGATACTTCACGAACCTTTGGTACGATACTGCGGTGCATTAATACAAATCCCATACCCGCCGCATCAACCTTAATTAGTTGATTTACTGGCATTGGGTGAACTCTGGTTAATCCAAATCCACCCTCATCTCCAACTATAAAGTTAAAGATTGTAGGCATTGGAATCATTAAAGGTTCTTCTGGATTATCTGTAGTAAAATATATTCCAGTAATAATTGGACGCTTTTCAGCATCCTTGTTATCCCATAATAATCTAAACTTCTCTGGACTAATTACTACATCTGAGTCTACCCATAGTAGCCATTCGTAATCAGTCTTATCAAACCAGTAATCAAATACTGTCTGTCTTTGTCTAGCAATCTGGTTGCCCTGACTTCGTAGTGATGTTGCAAACTCTACACCAGACTTTAACATTACATCTGTTACGCCTTGCATAAACTTGCCATCAACCATACCGTTGTCACACCATACAACTGCTACTGAATCTTTTTTACTCATAGTCCCCTATGCCCCTATTTCTTTTTACGTGATACTGCTGCGTTGTCTACTAAGTTTGGATAAGGTCTACCTGCAGCCTTAGCCCTAGCCTTAGCAGCACTCTTCTGTGCTGGTGTTAATTTCTTAGAAGTCTTCTTAGGATTCTTCTTGTCCCAAAATGCTGTTTTCTTTTTCACCATTTCACCTTATCCGCCCAATATGCTGCAGACATTTTGCCTTTAGCAATGTTAGCCCTATGACGTGCTTTGAAAGATTTCTGTCTAGCAGTTGGTTTCTTATCACCTGTTACGCCTTGTTGTCCAAAGCGAATAGTCTTAACTTGGTCACCTGACTTAGCCACTACTACGTGTGACTTAGTTGGATGATTAGGAGTGCGTTTTGGTTTATTAAAACCAGATACTCCTGCTCTCTTTAATCTTGAATCCTTCACTTGTTCCCCTTAATTGTTTCTTTTGTCTTAGGGTCAAGGCGGACCTTTTCAGTTCCGTCCTTTCGGAGAATAACAATTACACCGTCTCGCATAATTGATTTATTCCAACCGTCGTGACGCTTGCGTTGACCCGATGACATTACTTTTTCTTCTTTGACATTCCAGCCTGAGATAGGGCAATAGCAACTGCCTGCTTCTTAGACTTTACCATTTTCTTTGACTTACCAATGTTAAGAGTTCCAGCCTTATACTCTTTCATAACTTTGGAAATCTTTTTCTTTGTTGCTGTTTTTTTCATTATTATCTTGTCCCTAATCTACGGGCAATACGAGTTTCAGGTATATACATTCCTGGGTATTTTTTCTCAATTGCTTTTTTAGCCTCAGCATTAGCCTTAGCCATACCTGTATCAGATATTGACTTTTGGTATGCATCAACTGCTGCCTTACCTCTTAATACAGTAGGCTTTGGTTTAGGGGTAGCCATATTACTTCTTCTTACCCATTTTCTTCATAACCATCTTCTTGGCTGACTTCTTGGCTGCTTTCTTAGCCATAGCCTTACCTTTTGCTGTGTATGGGAATTTCTTTCCGTCTACGTTTGGCATTATATTTGTCCTATCTCTTTCATTACGGCTGCGGCTTTTGGGGTTATATCTCTAGTCTTAGGCATAGTGTCCGCATCATACGCTTTACCTAACACTTCTGAAGCCCTATGCGCTTCTTGTACGTGACGCATAGTTGTTCCTGCTGGTTGTATTCCTTGTGCTCTTGCATCTCTATAAGCCTGCAATTCAGATGTCCACTTCTTATCTGAAATATCCCTTTTAGCATCTCCAGAGTTCATCTGAAGTCCTAAACCTTTACATCCAAAACATCCATCAATTGCAACTGGATGATGTTCCCAGTGTTTCATATGTCCCCTTATGCTGCTGTGAAGTTTGCTTCTGTTACTCCTATGCCACCAGCGATTAGTGCTGCTTTGGTAGCATCATTAACTATATGTTTATGACCACCAATGTAAAACTCTTGATATGTTTCCACACTTGGGTCTAGTGGGTAGCGACTGATTCTATATGAACCATTCTGTTTTACCACAGAAACACCAACATTCCTTTTATAGAAGTAGAACAAGCGGTGTTTACCCGATGGTCCCTCTTGTACATTAGGTGTTGTAAATATAAAATCTGCCATTGTTCTCCTTAATGAACTTACTCCGTAGCAGGAATATTTCTACTCCTGCCACAGCGTCAATCAACTAAGCGATTGATGAACCTGATTCGATTCTGAATAGTGCCTCTTCACGGTAGCGAGCAAATCCTAATACGCCGTACCAACCCATTGGGCGGTGACGCATCAAGCGGTCAACTACTGGTCCGATAACTACGTGTGGCTCTTCGGCAACTGCCTCAGCCAACGCTTGCTGTCCACAAACGATTGTGCGGTACACCTTTGCAGATGAAGCACCATCAGTTGCGTTGTACAAACGTGCGGACTCTACGAAGTATGCACCTTCGTAAGTTCCGATTTCTCCTGCCCAAATGCGGTCTTGTGAAGAACCGTATTGGTTAGGAAGTAGCCATCCTGCTGAACCTGTCTCTGCACGAAGGTCGTGTGAAACTTCTGGGTGAATACCAGTCCAGTATAGTGAACCCTTGCGACCAACGGCTTTGTTAGCACGTAATTTAGCAACGGCTCTGCGTAGGTTTGCAGATGAAAGTGTTGCAGCAGCAGTAATTGTTGCTGTTGAAGTTGCAGTTGAACCTGAGTAGATTACGTTTGAACCGCCACGCAATGTTGTCATTGCTACGGAGTCAATAGAATCTGCAAGGTTGAATGCGATAATGTTTGCAATTGCTGGGTCAACATC